GCATAGAGTTCCAGGATATTAGAGGACATTTCGTCAGTTGGCGGAGTGTCCTCTTTTGCCATGTGCTCGTTTGATTCATCGCAATTTGCGAGCAGACTGCCTTCACCAGTCAGAAGGTAGTCGAGGTCAAAGACACCTGGATAGGTTTCACAAATATTTTTGAAGAGTTTATCTGTCAGGTTCTTTTCCGCTCCATTCATTGCAGCAGAGATATATACGCGCGAATATTTCAGCGCTTCAGCGAAATCTATTTGTGTATGAACACCGAAATGACTTCTTAGATGCTCATACACTTCATGTAACCTTTTCTGCCTATCAATCATACAAATATTACACTCGAATTATTAATTTACCTTAAAAAGATACACAAAAGCATCCTTTTTGTTTGTTAGTTTACATTTTTGTATTATATTTGCAACCGAAAAAGTAAGTAATACTAATCGGGCATAAGAATAGCCGTCAGGCGAAGTTCGCCTTTTCAAACAAACCGAACGAACCGATTTGCAGAGGTAATGGGCTACAAATATACGGCTTTCTTCCCGATTTTAGTACAAAAGTGTATTATTATTAAGAAAGTTTAAAACAATGGCACAGGAAAAAGTAACAAGACAGGAACTGCGTGACATGCACGTTGGTCAGACGCGCATCTTCACTCTGAAGGAGGAGAAGAAGATTTCTTCTGCCAGGGTGACTGCCCAGCAGATGAAGAATGAAAAGGAGGGTGAGTGGCTGGTAAAACCAGACTACGAAGCCTGCGCAGTAAGCATCACGAGAGTAAAATAGCAAAGGCCTCGCGGAAAGGCGCGAGGAACTGTGGTGATTAACTAAAAACGAGAGATACCTATGGACAGAAAGACGAGAGAGGAGTTGGTGGCTGCTGCTGAGCGTGGCGCATACCTGGCAATGATGCGGGCCAACGAACAATACCTGACAGCAGAAGAGCTGTGCAAGCAGTTCCAGATGTTTACCAAGGACTGGTTGGAGAAGTATGGTGACATTCTGCCCGGTAAGAAAATCACAGTGACACACCTTGATGGCAAGACACGCAGCACCAGGCGGTGCTACGCGAAGCTGGAAATTGCGGAGAACATTCGCAACGGGGTGTATGATGACTTGAAGTTGCTGAGATAAAGGAAGGGAAAAGCCTGGATAGTTGGCGCAAACAGGCAAGATTGGAATAAGGGAAATACTTCGTGACCGACCGAATAAATGCTACGGCAGTTCTACCCCTCGGCGGTGATTTCCCGAAGAGCGTAGGATGAGCAGGCGGTTCGAATCCGCCACCTTCCACAAAACCCCACCGAGAGGGTTATTAGATCGGGCAGAAGGTCAACGACTGGAAGCAGCAGAGGCGCAAGTCGCCGGAGGTAGGGACTACAGGCAATAACCATCCTGACAAAATCTGTAATGTGGCTGATAGCGGTTGCAAGCCCGCAGGTGGAACACAGAGCACAGAAAGTCTAACTAAAACGAAATAATCATGAAGCAGAGATTTTTGGAATGGTGGAACGACAACAACATGACGTTCAGCGCCATCGCAGGTGAGACGTTCACAAATGGTCAGGTGGTATTAACACACATCGGGCTGGTGGTATTTTTGATAGTAGCAATAGCTGCGGGTAACTAAGAGACACAATCATCAATATATTAGTAATATGGAATTTATAGGTCAAATTAAAAAGATACTGCCCGCAAGAGAGGGCGTATCGCAGAGGACGGGCAACCAGTGGAAGGCGCAGCCTTTCATCTTTGAGTATCACGAGAATCCGACCGACCGCTTCCCCGACAGCGTGGTGCTGGAGACCTTCGACGAGAACATCATAAGCAAGCTGAAGGAGTTTGCCAAGGTGCGCATCGGATTCGGTCACCATACCCGTGAATATGACGGCAAGGTGTACAATGAAATCAGGATGTACAAGTTCGAAGAGGTTGGAGAGGGTACTGCGGCAAAACCGCAGCAAACAGAAAGCGCACAGCAACCACAAAACGCGCCCACAGGCAGCGAAAATCAGGGAGGCGAGAGCGATGACCTACCGTTCTGATGAATTCTTCAGCGAGTGGTGGCCCACGGAGGTCACCACTCCTAATAATTAGGGACTATGACAAAGGAAGAACGACGAGAGTACGACCGTGAATATTACCAGAAACACCGACAGCATATCCTGTCCGGACAGAACGAGCGAAGACACAGATATTCGGTGCCACTACAGGTTAATTCTCACGGTTACTACCGACAAAAATCTATAGATGCAGCTTATGAACAGCGACGGAATGAACAACGCGCCAGAATTGCGAAGTCCTGAAGAAATCAGGTGGGACACGCTGCGGCCTTATTTGCTCGATCCACGCGAGAACTACCCAGAGCCCTACTACATGCTGGAGTTCAAGGGCGTTCCGTTCTCGACAGTTGGCGGTCTTGGTGCCATCAGCGGTCAGAAGAAGAACGGTAAATCGTTTGTGCTGACTCAACTGATGGCTGCCATACTGGGGAGCGGCAAGAAGCGCACAGAGCTCTATCTTCCAGGACTGGAAGTGCCAGAGCGCACCATCGAGTACCTGGGACACCAGCCAAAGGTGTTGTATTGCGATACTGAGATGGAGAAGCTGAACTCAGCGAAGGTTCTGAGGCGCGTGCACTGGCTCTGTGACGAGCCGATGGATGCTCCATTCCCTGAAGACAGGTTTGCCGTCCTATGGCTGAAGAATATGCCAAAGGATGACAATGTGAAGGCATACAGAAAGCGCTACGACCTCATCCGGTTAGCTATTGACGCCATACAGCCTGACGTGGTGTTTATCGACGGTCTGCGCGACCTACTGTCGAGTATCAACGACGAGGAGTCAGGTACACAGATTCTCGACGACCTGGCAAGCATGGCGGAAGACAGGCACATGTGCATCTGGAACGCCTTGCACCAAAATCCTCGCATCAATAGCGACGGAGAGGACAGCAAGATGCGCGGATGGATAGGAACAGAGCTTGGTAACAAGGTGAGCGACACGCTTATCTCCATCAAATCGAAGACAGCAGAAGGCGTGACATTTACCGTCAAACAGCAGGACGCTCGCGGCAAGGACATCGACGACTGGAAGTTTCAGATTACCGACGATGCCGGCAACCTTGGAGTTCCAAAGATTATCACATCAGGAAGCAACCTGTCGAGCAAGTCTAAGGAGCAGCCACAATGTGACAAGCCTGAAGACATCAGAGAATGGATTGAGCAAGCCAAGAACCAATATGAATGGCCAATGAGCCGAGTACAAATCAAATCGACGGTATTTGGTGAGATAGGCGGTCAGAAAAACAAGGACAAGCAACAGGCAGACCTGATGGTGGCTATCAACTTGCACTACCTTGAAGAGAGTACTCTCAAGAGTGGTGGTTATTACATGCTGCAGCCTCCTGAAGACCTGCCATTCTGAGTTGACCCAACTTTCCTTTACCCCTAAAGGGGTAAGTAGGTTGACCCAATGGGGCAACTCGTGCGGGTTCCGCATGCACCATGCCCCCTGCCGCTTGGAGGGCGGCGGGGCAAGGGGCAAGCGTCCCCCACCCGCGCGACGCGCACATGCACGCGTTTGGCTTTACAGTAATCATTAATATTTTGTGCGATTATGGCTAAGATACGCAAGGACATCATCGACCACATACTTGACGTGGCACGCATCGAGGAGGTCATTGGAGACTTCAAAGACGTGAAGCTGAGGAAGAAGAACGTGAGGTATGAAGGCATCTGCCCGTTTCACGAAGACCGAGACTACGGCAACTTCTCGGTATATCCCAAGGAGAACTGCTATCGCTGCTTCAAGTGCGACGCGAAGGGCGGTGTGGTGGACTTCCTGATGGCTCACGAGAAACTGTCATACCCTAACGCCATCCGCTATCTTGGCAAGAAGTACAACATAGAGGTGGACGACGTGCCACTGAACTACACACCACCGCCACCCAGACCACTGCCACCACCACTGCCTACGCTGGTGCTGCCTCGCTCGATGGTAGCCAAGCGCATGCGCGACCTATCGACTGACAATCTGGTGAAGTATATTATGAATGATGTACAATGGGGCAATGAGCAACGGGCACGCATACCACATGTATTGCACGACTACTGTGTGGGCCACTCGACCATCAGGCAACTGACAGGAGACCATGAGTTCACGGTGTTCTGGCAGATAGACAAGGATTGCAACCCTCGCACGGCTCACTACATGAAATATAAGCCAGATGGACATCGTATCAAAGAAAAGAACCAATACCCGACAGACTGGATGCACAATCTGCTGGAGCGTGGTGGTTACAAGCAATACTATGATCCTGAGAAGCAGGAATACCGACAGTGTCTATTCGGTGAGCATCTGTTGAAGCGATACCCGAAGGCAACCATCAAGCTGGTAGAGAGCGAGAAGACAGCGCTGCTGATGGCCATCGCCTATGGTAACAACGACATGCAACTGTGGATGGCATGCTGCGGATCGAGCAACATCACCCGCGAGCGACTTCAGCCACTCTTCGACCAGCGTCGCAACATCATCCTCTATCCTGACCGCGACGGCGTGAAGGCATGGAAGCAGAAAGCCGACGGACTCTACTACCCAGGACTGAGCATCGACGCGAGACCGGTGACGGACTGGTGGAAGGAATGCGACGGGCCGAAGGCGGACATCGCCGATGTGGTGGTTCGCATGATCAACCAAGCACCACCGGCACCGACGACTCTCAAAGAATTACGAAATCAAGTGCCAACCGTGGCACCATTGGTTGACAAACTTAACCTAACAATACAACAATGACAGACGAACAATTCACACAACAGCAAGACGAGAAGTTCGTGTCGCTGGCCACCAAGGTCAGCAGACATGCCGCTGAGCAGCTGGCACGCATCGCCAAGAAGAAGGGGCTGACCATCTACGAGCTGATGCAAATGGTTGTCGACACTCTTATTCGCTATGGTGATGATCGGCACAACC